CGACAGGTACAGCTCGCGGCTTATCTGCCGGTTGGTCCGCCCGGCCGCTGATCCGCGTCAAGAGCGGGCTCGACTGGCTCGATGTGCAATACCCCAAGCGGCTCTTTCAATCGGCCTGCGGCTGGGATTTTGGCGCGCCGGGCTGCGATTACGATCGGATCGCCGGGTTGAACGCGCTGGGCAGCGCCACCGGCCTCGGTGCGGTCGACATCACCTGCGGCGCCGGCTCGACGACGGCGCAGATCCTGACTAGCTTCACCCCGGCGACGGCCGACGATTACGACAACGGCACGATCATCGCCACCTCGGGGGCCAACAACGGCCTGAAGCGCACCCTGCGCCAGCTGGTGGGCGGGGTGATCTATCTCTTTCAGCCATGGATCTTCCCGGTCGTCGGCGGCAGCGACACATTCCGGCTGTTGCCGGGCTGCGCCCACACCCAGGCCGGCTGCGCGCGGCGCAACAATTCGGCGCGCTATGGCGGGTTCCCTTATATCCCGCCGCCCGAGGCGGCCGTCTGATGATGCGCACGATCCTGTTACTGGCTGCGATCGCGGCGATGTTCTGGCTGCAATACCGCACCGCGGCGGCGCTGCTCGCTGTCGTCACCGCACCACGGCCGCCGGCCTGGGACGTCTTCACTCCGGACCCGTGGCAAGAATTGCGTGGCATCTGACCCGCGCCGCGAGCGCGTGCTCGACGAGGCGCGCAGCTGGATCGGCACACCCTACCATGACAAGGCGCGGGTCAAGGGCGCCGGTGTCGACTGCCTGACCTTTCTCGCCGAAATCTATGCCGCGGCCGGGATCATCGACCCCGTGCGCGAGATCCCGTTCTACCGGCTCGACGCGTTCCGCCACCGCGGTGACGAGACCTATCTCGAGGGGCTTCGCGGGTTTGGCCGCGAGGTGCCCGCGCCCGCGCCGGGCGATGTCGCGCTGTTCAAGATGGGCCGGCTCTTCTTTCACAGCGCCGTCGTCGTCGATTGGCCGCAGGTGATCCACGCCGATGCAGCGAATGGCGTGATCAGGGCCGACGCCGTCGCCGGTGCGCTGAAGCGGCTGCGCCCGGTGCGGTTCTTTTCGCCGTTCTGAGCCATGTCGAATTTGTTCCGCACGCGGCAGCCCTTTCTGCAATTGAACGCGTGGCAGAACCAGCGCATCAACGCGCTGCAATACCAGACCGCGCAGCAGGGCTCGGTCGTGCCGTTGATCATCGGCACGATCCGCCAGCAGGCCAATGTCATCGACCTCGGCGGCTATACCGGCCCGCAAGGCAATGGCAAGGGTGTGGGGTCCCTGCCGATCGGCGGGACGCCAAACGCCAACACGGCCGGCGGCAAGGGGTTTGGCGGCGGCGGCAAGGGCAGCAAGAAGGGCGGCAATCAGGACTATAAGATCGATGTCGCCTACGCCTTTGCCGAGGGCGGCGCCGGCGTCACGATATTGCCGACGGCGAGCGTCTGGGCGAGCGCTTCGGTCGCGAGCTTCTCGGCCTTGCCGCTCAATCTCTATGCCGGCGCCAATGGCCAGGCCTCGGACCCGGTCTTTGCCGGGCTCGGCCACGACATCGGCTATTCGGGCACGCTCGTCGTCACGGCGACACCGCTCGATCTCGGGCCCTCGCCGGCGCTGCCCAACCTCGGCGCCGAGGTCACCGGCGCCAAAGCCGGGACCGCCGGGCCGAATTTCCCGGCCGACGCCGGCGCCGGCGACGCGGTGACCTATGTGCTGACCGACTCGCAGCGCGGCGCCAACTTCCCGGCCGCCAACCTCGACGTGCTGACCGCGGGGTCGGGCACCAGTTACGGCGATTATTGCCAGGCCGCCGGCTTGGCGGTGTCGTTCGCGCTCGACGGCCAGATGCGCATGGCCGAATGGGCGGCGGGGTTTGCCAAGCTGACCAACACGGCGATCGTCTGGTCGGGCGATCTCTTAAAGCTCATCCCCTACGGCGACGTCGCGCTCAACGGCAATGGTGCGGCGTGGACGCCGAACCTGGTGCCGGTCTACTCGCTGACCGACGACCATTTCCTGCCGTGGCACGAAAAGCCCGACGGCTCGGGTCCCGAGGAAGGCCAGGAAGACCCGATCCTGTTGACGCGCACCAGCCCGGCGCGGGCATCGAATTGGGTAACGATCGAATATCTCGACCGCAGCAACGCGTACACCTCGACGCCGCTGCCGGTCTACGATCAGGGGGCGATCGACCGCTACGGCCGGCGCGGCGGCGACAGCCTGCCGGGGAAGGCGTTTTGCAACCAGACCTCGGCGCAAGTCTCGGCGCAGATCCATCTGCAGCGCGAGCAATACGTCCGCAACACGTACAAATTCAAGCTCGGCTGGGCCTTTGCATTGCTCGAGCCGATGGACATCGTCTTGCTGACCGGCCGCGCCGGCGACCTTTACCTCGTCGAGCAGCCGGTGCGGATCACCGCGATCGACGAGGATCCGCAGGGGGCCTTGACCCTCGAGGCGGAGGAGATCGCGATCGGCGCCGCGGCGACGCCGGCGCCGGTGCCGTGCCTCTCGCCGTTTCTCGACGGGCATGCGCATGCCGCGGCCGATTACCTCTCGGCGGCGGCGAGCCTGCAGCTGACATTGACCACGACGCTGGCGCAGGACGTGATCTTTGTCGCCGTGGCGATCGGCTCGTTTACCGACATCAGCGACGGGCCGATCGACGTCGCGGTCGACTCGGTGTCGGGCGCGGGGCTCACCTGGCACAAGCGCAAGGCGCAATCGGTCACCGGGCGGGTCTGTGGCAGCGTGTCGACATGCCCGATCCGCACGCTCGATCTCGAAGTGTGGTGGGCCGCCGCCCCCTCACCGCTGGCGGCGGCGACGATCACGGTCAATTTCACCGATATCGCCGATGGCGCCGCCGCCGTCGCGTTTGGCATGGCGGGGACCGCGCATTACACGACGCCATTTGACGGCACGGCGGCCGCGCACAGCTACGGCAGCAGCACGCCGGTGGCGACGGCGCTCACCGTGTCCGGCGTCACGACGGCCAACCCTTGCGACACGATCCTCGCCTTCTGCGCCGATATGAATGCCTGGACCGGGATCGGGCTTGTCGTCAATCAGGCGAGCGGTCCGCCCTCCTACACTTTTGTCGATCACGCCTACGCGCCGGGCGACAACAAGCCGGCGCCCAACGAGGGCGGCTGGTATCCGTCGGTCGGCGTCTGGTTTCTGCCGGTGGCGAGGGTGCAATCGCCGATCCCGGTCGGGACATTGCAGAGCTTCGCCCCCTATGGCTGGGTGTCGATCGGCGACGCCATAGCGGCGCCCTGAGATGCCGCTGCCAGCGATCACGCCGGCTGGCGTCAGCACGGCGACGCAGTACGCGACGCAGACGAGCTCGGGCGCCGGCATCGATTTTGCCGCGAAGCCCGGGCCGACCAACGCGCCGACGATCTTTGAGCCGGGCCCCGAGCTCTCCGGCAACCAGTATGCGGTGTGGATGGTGGCGACCGGCGCCGGCCCCGATTGGGGCGGCTGCGAGGTGCACGTCTCGCTCGAGCCGACCGGCGGCTATGTGCTGGCCGGGATCATCCGGCGCGGCGGCGTGCAAGGCGTGCTGACCGCCAATTTCGCGAGCGGCGGCGACCCCGACACGACGCACACGCTGTCGGTCGATTTGACGCGCAGCCGTGGCGGCCTGACCTCGGTGACGACGACCGACGCCGATGCCTGGATGACGCCGTGTCTCGTCGACAGCGAGATCGTCGCCTATTCTGCGGTGACGCTGACGAGCGCCTTTCATTACAACCTCGGCAGCTACATCAGGCGCGGGATTTACGGGACCGTGATCGCCGCGCACAGCACCGGCGCGCCCTTTACGCCGCTCGGCGCCGGCACCTTCCGGCAGCGTTTCCCGCCGCACCTGATCGGCACGACGATCTATGTCAAATTGCCGGCGTTCAATAGCGTCGGCGCCGAGCTCGAGGATCTCGCGAGCGTCGCCTATTACCCCCACACGCTGACCGGCGCCGGGGTCGACCAGACGCTCGGCTGCCCCGTCGATGTGGCGCTGGCGGCCGGTGTCACCGAATTCGATTGGGGGCTGCTCTCCAGCCTCTGCACCAGCGCCAAGTGCGATTGGGGCAAGATCACCGACAAGCTCGCGCTGTGCATCGATATGGGCCAGCTCGACGCGTCGGGCGGCGAATACCTGTTCGCGCCATCGGTGTCGCTCGCCGGACCCGCCGATGGCGGCCGGCTGCCAAACGACGGCGAAGAGCTCTTTGTGATCGAGCTCGCCTATTCGGCTTTTCTGCCGGCCGGGCTCAAGGATTCGGTCGGCGGCTGCCGGGTGGCGCCGACCGCCGACGCGGTCTTCACGCTGCAGAAAAACAATGTGCTGATCGGCACCGCGACGATCGCCGCGTCGGCGACCGTGGCGACCTTTGTATTTGCCGCGCCCGTCAGCTTTGCGATCGGTGACAGTTTCACCTTTCTGGCGCCGTCGCCGCAGGACGCGACCCTGGCCGATCTCTGGTTCACCTTCCGCGGCAGCCGCGAGCAATGACGCTGGCGATCGACGGCAGCGCCGGCGGGGCCGCCAACAACAGCGACACATTGGTCCTGACATTGACGACGGCGAGCACCGACGATGTGCTCCTGCTCGGCGTCATGACCGGCGACAACCGGTTTTTTCGCACGGTCAGCAGCGTCACGACGGCGGGGCTCGTCTGGGCGCCGCGCGCGGCGCGCCAGCAGGGCACCAACCCGCAGCCCTTCAATGGCGAGAACTGCACGGCCGAATATTGGTGGGCGCCGGCGGCCGCAGCACTCGCGGGCGCGCCAATCACCATCAAATTGAATGCCCAGGTCGCCGGCGTCGCGGCGTTCGCAGTCGCGGTCTCGGGGGCGGCGAATTATCTGGCGCCGTTCGACACCGACCCCTCGGTGCCGTTCGCCGCGCAGCACCATGCCACTGTCGCCACGGTCGTCACCGTCGGCCCCTACAACACGGCGGTGCTGGCGGGGGCGACGACCTATTGGTACGTCGGCGGCGGCAGCGCCTTTGCCGCCTATGACTGGGCGAGCTGGGGCGACGCGATCATCGGCAGCGGCGACGAGATGCTGATCGCAGTCGGCACCGACGACAACGGCGC